GTCCAGCGTTGGCTTTCTTTGGTGGCTTATCACACGATATGCAGTTTAGTCCTTTGTCTCTATGGCGAATGTATTTGTTAAACGTCATCTGTGCAAGTTTAAGCCAATCCTGTAAACTCATTAATTCTTTTTTCAACCGTGTTTTTTTAGCCTTCCATTGTTTTTGTTTTTCGGTTTCTACCCAAACACGTACACACTCATCATTCATGCAGTACTTTTGGTTAAAGCGTATAGGCTCAAATTTCTCTTTGCAGTTTTTACAGCGCATATTATTTCGTTTTAGTTATGCTTTACGCAACTGTTGCGCCTAGCAACTAGTTATGTACAATTTAATTTTTAAAAATCCCACCCCACTGTACCGCAAAAGCTTGTGCCATTCCTAGAAATGTTTTGCTTCTTAAAGTCTGTCGTTCCTGTTTTGTTTTAGCCTGTGCCAAAGCATCTGCGTACCATTTCGGATGTGATTTGCCCGAAACAAAAACAGTCCTTTCTCCTTTACCTACAATTTCGGTAGGCAACAACAAAGGCAAATTTTTAAGCCATAAGCAAGTCGTTTTCGTTGCTTCATCCCCAAACATATATGGTTGCACAATTTGGTCGGGTTTTCTCCATCGGCTACTTAATAATCCAACAGGGTTTTCAATGGCTATATGTTCAATTGGTGCATTGTATAAGGATTTTACAAATTCCACGCTATCCAACATATCATTTCTCCTATTCGGGTACTTTGGGTGCGGTCTGCGTTCCTCAAATGGTAAAGCCTTATCTTCGGGATGTGATAGCCATTGAACCCCACTACCTGTCAAAAATGTACATGGTGGATGTGCAACCATTAAATCCCATCCTTGATTTATTACCTCAAAAATATCACATTGGTAGTGCCATTCAGGGTGTCCACCGCTACAAGGTAATAAATCGCACGAAAACGCTTCGTGTCCTAATTTTCTAAATTCTTTTGTTGTTGCCTGACTTTCTTCACAGGCTATTAAAATTCTTGCCATCGCTATTTTTTTAAAATTAAACTGATACATAACAGCACATTCGCGGCATTAAAACGACCGCCAATCTGCAAAACGTTATATACCATTCATTAAGTTACCATTCATCTTTTCCAACTGTTCTACTTTTCTTGACAGTTCCATATTTTCCCTATGTAGGTTGTAGTTTACGCTTTTTAAGGTGTTTAACTCCTTCTCAGAGACGAACAAATGCATTAATACCTCTTTCATTTCTTCTAGGTGTTTCTTTGTGCCTATCCTAAATGGTTCGTGTTTTGGTTCGTTTAATTGTTCTAATCGCTTCAACTCCATTGACAAGCTGCCTATAATTGCGCTTACTTGTGTTTGGGTAAGTAAATGGTCTAAATCGTTTATCATAGTTCTTTTTTTTAAAATGGGCAATCATTTGGCTTGACGTAATTCAAGCTGTTGTTTATTTGTATTTTTGTTTGTTTAGGTTGTATCGTGTTTCTGTTAGCGTATATTCTGTTTCCTTTCCAATCAAGCATATAGTATTGGTAACGCTCAACATCTAAAAACATCCGATAAGTTCCGTTCTTACTTACTCCCTTTGGTTTGCTTTTTGCTACTTTCAAATGTACTTCGTTTTTTTCGCATATAGAACCATCTTCATTTCTTAGTCCATATGGTGGTCTCCAAGGTATTAATACACAAAGTCCTTTCCTGAACCATACCTGACCTCCAGCAAAGTCTCTAGCACTAGGAGTAGGAAAGTAGGTTATCTTCGTTCCTACGGCATTTTCTGTTGTTATTGGTGTTTGGTCTCTAACATGGTTTATTATGCAGTTATGCCTTCCTGTTTTTCGTGCGTTCTTTCTTGCTAGTCCAAGTATTCGAGATAAGTATTTGTCTTCCCTTCCTAAATCACTAGGCTCAAACTTTTCCGTCAACTCATTCCATGGGTCTATAGTTGTGGTATGAATTATTAAATCGTGTTTTCGTTCAATGCTATCCACCAAATCATAAAAGTCTGTTAAGGTCAAATCTTCGTCTATTGGGTCAACTACTATAAAATGCTTGTCAACAAACATCTCAGCTCGTATCTGTTCGCCTTGTGTCATTGAATTTTCTCCTATTGTGTATGGTTTACCAATATACTTGTAGCAAAGCTCTGCGTATATCTCAGCAGCATTACCAGTCTCAGGTGAGAATATAACATGATTCCAGTTGTGTAAGCATGAAAGGTTGATTAGAAACTCGAACCATAACTCGGTCTTTCCTGAAGCTGGAGCTGCACCTATGTAAGTAGTACATCCCTCTTTTACCGTGTACGGCAATACATCCCAATCCCAACCAACAGATTTACCTTTGATATTTTTTAGTTGCCTAATATCGTGCATTTGAGTATTTACCTCAGATAGTCTTTTGTACATCAGTCAATTATTACGGGATGAGACATTATTCCTTTTAACTTGTTTTTATCTGCGTCATCTTCCCAAGTTCTTACAGCAGCTTTCCAATCTTTCATTTTATTTTTACCAACCATCCAACCTTTAGAAGCGTAAAAATTAACAAATTTATTAGCATCTACAAGATTGTTTCTTTCTTTACAATATTCCATAACTTCCTGAACAGTTGGTGTACTAAATACTTTCTTTATTTCTTTATATTCTTTAGTTGTTGCCCTTTGACTACCCCTTTGACTGCCCTGTTCATTGTCGCAACCTTGCAGTTTATCCCATTTTACTAGGGTTACAGCTTGCCATTTGTTTGTCGTAAATCTTACTACTTCTTTTGAGCTTTCTAGCTTGCTCATAGCTAGCCTAATTTGCTTAACTGATAAGCCAACTTCCTTAGCTAAACTTTCCCAACTGGTAATCATTGAACCAGCTTTAACAGTTTGACCTTTCCATTGTTTATCTTCATAGTTTACTGACACAAGCAAATGCAAAAGCACTCTAGTTGCATTATGGTCATCGTACCACTCCCAATCTTTTAAAGACCGATGTAGTTTAATCCAACCGCTCATATCTATAGCTATGTAAGTATTTAATCAATGTGTACGCTTGTTTGTCATCTAAACAAACTGAAACAGCTTTTCCATCTGTAACAATTTCAAAACAAACAAAATCACCAATAGAAACTATCATTTCGTCGTCATCTGAATATTGACATTTTAAATAAATTTCACTCATATCATTAATTTTTAAGCATAAAAAAACCCTATCAAATCTGTAGGAGTCTCACGTCTACATCATTGACAGGGTAAATAATTCCTGTTGGTTAACTATGTTTGAGACTCTAACCAGTTACAAATATAACTATTATTTTCTAATTTGTTTTACGTCAAGTAAACACCTGAGTGAATTTTTTGCTTGATAACTAACAAGTCAGTGTAGTCATTAGCTGAAAGAACGTCATCGAATATGCTTGACTGGATGTTCTTATTCATAGCTATGAAATCGTGTTTTATTTGCGCTATATCTGTCCTGTAAATAACGTCACCTACTTGAGTGTATGTCCTATGCTTTTTAATTGCATGAATGACCGTAGCATGGTCTCTGTCAAAGAGTTTACCTATTGCTTCAAGTGACATTCCTAAACTTCTTAGCTTGAACATTATATAACTCCTCATGCCTACCAGCTCACGTTTTCTGCTTCTGCTTGACAAGTTGTATTTATCGATTAAAGTAATTGCGTTACTCACCTTTGATTTATCACTATTTATTGTCTTCATCTCCTCCAAAATATTCCCAAAATTTCATACCCATCCACATTCCTACTGATACACCTAAACAGAATGCACCAAAGAATAAAGCTAAATCTTCTGTCATAATTCTACAATTTGTGTTCTACATTTTGTAAAACCCATTGCCTAAAAGCCTGTTGGATTCCTATCTGCTGCTCCATTGCTTCCATGTTAGCACCGTTTAAAACACGGTCATCTAACTTTCTAATCTGAGCAATTAAGTTGTTTACGTGCATCTTTGCACTCCTCTCAAACTCCTTGTCCTCTACTAGGTCTTCAAGGAAGTCTGCTATCACTGGCAGTAGCGAAACACTCGCCACAATTTTAATCTGGTTGTCTAACATTATTGTTTAATTTAGTTTTTAACTTCTCAATGTAAAGAGTAGCATCCATAAGCTCCTCCTGTAAATGGTTCAACCACTCCTTGACCAGTAGGTCATTTCGGTCTAACGTCTTTCCGTACTTTTCAATACCTCTGTCTGAGCGCTCTTTGTACTTGTCTCTAACGCTTTCTACTATGCTATCTTTCATATACTTTTTGTTTGATTAGTTTATTGTCAATATACAACGAATGGGTGGTTATATTCTTGTTATTCGTTTTTTCAACCCTTACATGAGCCAGCTCCTTGTCTTTAACAACTATCACAAACTCGGTTACATTATCTGCGCTGTGTTTAAACATCCAACGTCTAAAAAATCTCATTAGTCTCATAGTTCAATAATGTATTTAATTTCTGTAAGTGGTGGTAGATTATCCTGAATTACTAATTTAGAGTACATTTCAACGGCTTTTAGTACGTCTGTGGCATCTATAGTCATTCCGCTTAGTAAAGTCTCGTCAGAAGCGTTTAAATCGCCTCGTTTTAAAAAGTACGTTATGTGGTACTTTCTCATGGTTGTATTTTTCATCTGTATCGTTCGTATTTAAGGTGTTCAAATAATTCATTCTCTAAGCTCTCAATCAGCTTTTCGTGTGCTGCATAGTTAACAGATGCTGACTTAATTATGTCTTCGTAGCGCTGTCCGAGTTCGTCACCTAAATCCGCTGTGACATCTCCGTAGCCGTAACACGTTTCACACTTCTCTGTTTGGAAACATCCTCCGCAGCAGTCAGATGCTGACCTACCACATTCTTTAAGGTACTCTACTCTACCTTCTCCTTGACAATCTAAACAAATCATATCTGCTCAATTAAACCAATTAATAATGTAAGGATTACCCATGCTAAAAATACTCGTCTTTTCATTGTGTTTTGCTTTAATGTTATATGCAAATATAATACTTATTTTGATATATCAACAAAAAAACAAACTTTTTCAACATTTTTTTTTTATCAGGAAACAAAAAACCCCTAT